ACGCCGAGATCATCGACCCGGAGGAGGGCGGCATCGTCAAGCGCGAGTGGTTCAAGCTGTGGCCGGCAGGCAGGCCCCTGCCCAAGCTGGAGTTCGTGCTCCAGTCGCTGGACGTGGCCACCAGCGAGAAGACCCAGAACGACCCGACGGCGCACATCACGCTGGGCATATTCAAGCCCGAGGACGGCGGCATGTGCGCGCTGGTGATCGACTGCTGGCAGGACCGGCTGCAATACCCCGACCTGCGCCCCCGCGTGGTGGACGAGTACGAGACGGTCTACGGCGACGGCAAGGAGAAGAAGCGCGTGGACCTGCTGCTGATCGAGGACAAGAGCGCGGGCATCAGTCTTATACAAGACCTGCGACGGGCGGGCATCCCCATCATCCCGTACAACCCGGGCAAGGCCGACAAGATCCAGCGCCTGTCCATCGTGGCCAACATCATCAAAGCCGGGCGCGTCTGGATACCTGAGAGCAGCAACCGCAAGGGCTTTGTCCGAGACTGGGCCGAGGGCATGATCAGCCAGATCTGTTCCTTCCCCGAGGGCTCGGCGCACGACGACTTCGTGGACGCCATGAGCCAAGCCCTGCGCTACCTGCGCGACGCCGGGTGGCTGACCATCGACTACCCCAAGGAATGGGTGGACGAGGAGGATTACGTTGACGCCGGGCAGCGAAAGCGCGAGAATCCCTACGCTGTGTAAAATCCGGCCAATTCCCCATAGGAGGCAATGTGCAACCAACGATAGCCCAGATGAAACAGGCGCTGGCCGCCAAGCAGCCCGCTGATGACACCGAGAAGCGCATAAAGGTTGACGCCGAGGGTCCCGGCGGCGTCAAAGGCATCGTGGTTCCCAAGCACCTGATTGAGGGCAACCCCAAATCATCCGCCGAGGGCCTGAAGAACATGATGGCCGCCCGGGCGCAGGTTTACGGCCCCGAGCACCGCGACCCGCTGACCCTTGGCCAGATCGGCGAGATCCACAGGCAAGCCCTGCAAGAGCACTTCGCCAAGCCACTGAACGAGCAGGTCGGCGCAGAGCAAGAGGCCCTGAACCGCATCCGGGCGGCTAAGTTCATCAAGCCCGACAAGGACACGCTGGACGAGTCAGAGAAGCTGGACACCGTAAAGCATGAGCACGACGAGCAAGGCCGCTCCCACGTCGGCTATGCATCCAAGGGCATCGCAGGCCACGCGCTGTTCCCCAAGGGGCACGGCGAGGACATGGACTACAAAGTGATCAACACCTGCCCCGGCCAGACCGGTGGCTGCGGTGGGGGCACGGACAAGAACGGCGTGGTGGACACCAAGCAGGGGACCTGCTTTGCACCCAACGCTGAGAGCCAGTATGCAGCCGCTGTGAGTCGGCGCGCTGGCCACGCGATCGCCAAACACGACCCGGCCATGACCCGCGACTGGATCATTGCCCACACCGGGTCGATGCGTAATGCGGCCAACCGAGCGGACAAGCATAACCAGCGTATGCTGTTTCGCCCCAACGTGGTGGACGAGACCGACGTGTCATCGCGCCACGCCATCCGCCACCTGAACGAGCAGCGCAAGGCCGAAGACAAACCAGCCATCGTGGCCAACTCCTACGGCAAGACCAACGAGCTGCACGACCCGGAGAACGGCTACTACGTCACCCACTCGAACGTCGGCCCCAAGGTTAAGAAGGGCCAAGAGATCACGGAAAACATTGGCCGCGACAAAGCCCGCGTGCGCAACACCGTCATGGCCGCCGACAACAAAGGCGACTTCACGAACGACCAAGGCAACAAAACGCCGCCACGGGGTTCGTACATGGTCACCGACGTCAAGCGCGGTTCGGCAATGGCCAAGAAGATGGAAGGCGCGATCACGCACGCCAAGTACTGGTCGACCGGCAGGCCCATGAGCGAGCTGACCGAAGAGGAGAAGGCCGAGGGGCCAGAGGGCCACTTCGGACCCAGCGGCAAGCCAACGGCGCCCGAGCAGGCGCACTTCGGGCATACCACGCTGAACGACAAGGCAGGCACACCGCTGCGCTTTGACTACCAAAAGCAGCACGTCCTGCACCCGCGTCTGGTGAACGTGCCAGAGCGCAAGAAGAACAAAGCCACCGGCAAGATGGAAACGGTCGAGCACATGATCCCGACCGATTCACGGTTCAAGGACGAAGAGTTCTTGCCCAAGAACCGGTTCAAGACAAAGAACGGCAAGGACGCTGGCCATATCTTGATGACCACGCCCACCGAGTCCACCAGCAACATCGGCCACCAGACCTCGTTCACCCATCCCGTGAGCGATAAGCACATCGAGCATGCGCTGGCAAACAAGGGCGAGTACGAGATCGACAACCCGCAAGAGCAGATTAAAGCCAAGGGCAAAGAGTACGCCGCTCCGCAAGCGATCAAGTTCTACGCTGAAGGCGGCGCAGTCGGCGCAACCAATGGCCGCCACATCGGCTTGAGCGACGACGACTTCCACGCCTTCCCCGAGCGCAACGGCATGGCACAGCGCCACTTGGCTATGCGGCGCGGCGAGGACGAGGACAAACCCCGCGACCGCAAGCCCCGCGTCCAACTGGCCACCGGCGGCCATGTTGCGGATTGTGGCTGCAAGGCCTGCGGCGGCGCTGTGCCCAGCCAAGACGAGATGCTGGCGCACGTCATGCTGCGCAAGGCCGACGGCGGCTCCATCAGTATGAAGACCATTGGGGCCGAAGAGGCGCCCAACATGGCCATCAAAGCGTATGTGGCACCCTCTGGTGGTCAGGGTTTACCCGTAGGCGGCGTGGACTTCCAGCCTGAGAACATGGGCAAGCAGCTCATGCCGCTGCCGCCGGGGCAAGCACCCGGGCAGCCCCCGCAGGGCGGCTTGATGCCTCAAGGCGGCCCGCAAGCGCCGATGCTCAACCAGCCCAACCAGATGCTGGGCGGCCCGCCCATGCCCCCGTTTGGCCAGCCCCGTGGCGTGCAGAGCAACATCCTAGCCATGACGCCCCAAGGCCAAGCCATGCAGGCCATGCGGCCCAACCAGACGCCCATGCCCCGCATGGCCAGCGGCGGCTCGGTAGCGTCGGCGCTTCCGTCAAGCGGCGCGTACACCACGACCATGCAAAATACGGCGTCGGCGCCGATAGATTACTCGCACTCGCGGTTTTTTAACCCGGCGGACCCGTTTGCCGCTGGCCGAGCTTTAACGGCGCAGTACCCCAATTCACCCATCCCAAACATGGCGCTGTATGGTGGGCGTTATGCGGACGAACTATCCACCCCCGGCGGTACGGATGTATTGACACGAGATGTCAACAATCTTGCCGCCAACACTGGCTTAGACAAAATCTATAAACCGCACGACTTAGATTTGCTGTACGGCGGCAATATGAATGATCCCGTTTACCAGAAAAATTACGCACGAATGTATTGGAATGGCAATAGCTATTTTGTGCCTGACACTTTAGAAGTTGACCCGAGTGAGTTTAGCCGTGGTGTTGGAGCCCGAGGAAGCACAAGAGAAGAACAAAACGCAATGCAGGAACGCCTGTCTGCCGCACAAAACCTTGCCAATAATGCAGCATTTAGGTACGGTTCTGTCTATAGTGACAATGGAACCGCCAATTTAGAAGCAACGCTGCGTGATTTTTTGCAAAAAAAAGAAAACCCCAACTACGGCATGCCCAATCCTTTAAATCAAGGACAAGGCCGTGATGCAGCCATGAAGGGGTTGTACCACGATTACGGCTCTTTAATAACAGCATTTGACGTTGGCCGTGGCGATTTAAACCGTGAACAAGGCACGGCAATTGACAAGGCACTTGAGTACCAACAGTATTTAGACAACCAAAATACTGTTGTGACTAATCAGGCGCAAGCCATTAAGAATCTGCAAAACAGACTGGCGGGCTTGACATTAAGCAACGGCAACACTCAATCGTATGACCAAGAGAGGGCTGCACTGCAAGGGCAAATTGAAAACGAACAAAAGAACTTGGACTTTGCAACAAAAGCCCAAGGGGCGTACAAGAGTACGCTTGATCCGTATTTGCAAACCATTGCGGGCATTCAAGACCGCGACAAGCTGTCATCGGCTGATGTGTTGAAGTATTGGTTCCCGCAACAAGCGGTTACTGGCGCCGTAACGCCAACAAAAATGGCCAAGGGCGGCTCGCTGTCGGTGGAAGAGATGCGCCGGGCATTGGCCAAGAAGCCCATGCAGATCCGCACCACGCATGAAATCCGCATGACGGAGCGCAAGCTGTGAAAGGCTTTTACTCACCTGTTGACAAGCTGGCCGCCGAGCTGCCCCGCACCAAGGGCACCGGCGCCGAGTTCATGACGGAGCTGAGCAAGCGCCCCGGCTACAAGCCGCAGGAGGCGCAGGACCGCGACCTGCAAACGCTGATGGCCCTGCCCAAGATGGCGCGTGAGGAGTTCTTGGCCAAGCTCAAATCCAAGCCAGCCCCGCAGTTGGAAGAGACCACGCTGGCCAAGAGCATTCTGCGCAACCCCGGCCTCAACGTAGACCCGGACTCTTCGCCCAAGTACGAGGAGCACACGCTACCGGGCGGCAGCAACTACCGCGAGATCCTGATGCGCATGCCGCATGATGAGCAGCGCGCCAAGGAGTTCAGCGACCCAGCGTCTGGCCACTGGGACACACCCAATGTGCTGGCCCACGTCCGTGCCAAGGACCGCACCGGCCCCAACGGTGAAAAGCTGCTGCACATTGAAGAGATCCAATCCGACTGGCACCAGCAAGGCCGCGAGCATGGGTACGCAACACCCGAAACGCTAAAAGAATTCCGTGCCGCCGAGCTACGGCACAAGCAGCTTAAACGACAGCTTGATGAAGCCAAGGCGCAATCGGAAAGCGCCGAGAACAGCCTGAAACGCAAAGAGCCGTTGTTCCAGCAGCCCGATGTGCGCGAGCGCTACGAGGCCGCTCGGGTCAAGGCCAACAACGACCTTATGGACCTGATGCCGCAGGTCATGAAGGCGCAGGCCGAGGTGCAAGACTTTGGCCACAAAATGAACAGCATGGTGCCCAACGCCCCGTTCAAAAAGAACTGGCACGAGATGGCGCTCAAGAAGATGATCCACCACGCAGCCGAGAATGGCTACCACGGGATTGTGATTACGCCCGGCGAGGAGCAGGCTAAGCGCTACGATCTGAGCAAGCATGTGGGCATGGTGTCGTACCACCCAGAGCAGCAGCGCTTCCAAGCGTTCAAGCCCAACCGCGAGACCCTCATCAACGAGACGGGCGCGACGCCTGAGCGCGTGGCCGAGCTGATCGGCAAGGACGCCGCTGCGCGCTTGATGGACGCGCCCCAAAACATGGGCCACCACTACCTAGAGGGCGAGAACCTACGAGTCGGTGGCGAGGGCATGAAGGGCTTCTACGACAAGATGGTGCCCAGCTTCTTGAACCAATTTGGCAAAAAGTACGGTGCGCAAGTACAACCGGGTTCCGTGTCAATCGTCAGCACCCCAGCACAACATCACGGCCTTACTGAAAGTCAGTTTCAAGCGCAATCGCCTGATGAACAACAACGTATGGTTCGGCAGCATGCCTATGCGCATCAAGGCGCAAAAACGGAAGTTCCTGTCCATCACTTCCCCATCACGCCCGAGATGCGCGAGGACGTGACCAAGAACGGTGTGCCGCTGTACGCCGAGGGCGGCAGTACAAATCGCATTAACATGCACCACAAGGATGTAATTAAACGCATCCCTGAGCTCACCGCAGCGGCCAACGAGGTAGAGGCTGGCAACATGACATACGACCAGTACCAAGCGCTGGTCAACAAGCACAAGCCCGTAATGCCGTTTGCCAGTGTGCCTGACATGCCGTCCGATGAGGAAATCCATAACGCCTTGACCAGTGACAAGCGCGAGAAGATTGGAGCACACCGTGATATTGAGAACGGCACGCATGTTGGTGGCCGACTTGACATCCCCGCGTACAAAGACCATGGCGTCTGGGTGGTGTCGGTGCATGAAGGCAAAAACGGCGCCAATGCAGGCCCGCCCATCGGCTACGACTCGCACCTGCACATCATCAACCCCAAATTTGGTGTGTCGGTCAAAGGCGCAATGAACTACGCCACCGGCAAAAAAGACAAGAACACCTTTGCCACGGTCAATGGGGCGTACAACAAACTTAGCCGGAAACAAGCAAAGGCAATGGCCAACCTAGCCCTTAACCACAAGGACTGGATACAAGTGGGCATGGACCCCGAGCGCCACACCCACTTTTATGACCGTGCTACCCAGCGCCCAATCAAGGAAGCCGCAGAATCCCTACAAATCGGGCCAATGGTATTTGTCAAGCACCCCGTCTACCACACCGACGAAGAGATGCAGCAATTCCCCTACGCCAAGGGCGGCGCCGTGAAGCCCGTGGGTTACATGGCTGGCGGAAGCATTGAATACCAAGGCGAACATGAACCCCCATCCGAATCTTATGGCGCACCGTTGCACGATCTTACGCAGGTATATCCTGAAGACATTTATTCCAACAAAGCGCTTCAGTATTACGGCATGGGGCATCCTGAACATAAAAAAATGGATATGGAGTCTTTGTTCAAAGCGCAGTTGTATCGCAATAAGCCCAATGCTTCGGTGTCGGTCTTCAGGGCCGTACCCGAGCACGTCAATGAAATTAACCCCAGTGATTGGGTAACACTTAGCCCCGCGTATGCCAAACTTCACGGGGAATCACGGCTTGGCGGTAAATACAAGACGTTGAAAAAAATGGTCAAAGCAAAAGAGCTATGGACTGCTGGCGACTCTATTCATGAGTGGGGGTACCACCCGGAAGAAAAAAAAGCCAAGGGCGGCAGCGTGATGGGCATTAACGTGCGGTCTGATAAGAAAGCAAACCTGCAATACGCCGATCTGATCGTCGATGGCCACAAGACATACGAGTCCCGCAACGGCGATACGCTGCGCCCTTATGTTGGCAAGCGGGTATCCATAGTGCGCACCGGAGACGGCCCAGCCAAAGCCATAGGCGCGGTAACCGTTGGTGAGCCTTTAGTTGTGGACCGCAAAAAGTTCCGAAAAATGGAACAGCACCATCTGGTGCCGGAAGGATCAACATTTGACATTACCAGTGGAACCAAACACCTATACCCAATGCATGATCCAGAGCGCTATGAGAGCGAAAGGGACGTTGGCCACGGCATTGTGGCGCGCAAGGTTCACATGGCCAAGGGCGGCGCTATCAAGCCCGTGGGTTACACTAAAGAAAAAGTTACAGTTTCCCCAAGCCTCGACCAGATGATGTACGAGCTGATCAGCGTGAAACACTCCAAAAAGGTTAAATGATGGACCAAGACGAAGACAACAGCCCCGATGACCTTGAGACCAATGAAGACGGCTCGGTGGACGTTGAGCTGCCCGAGGACCTGTCCGACGTAATCGAGATGCCCGACGGCTCAGCCGTGGTGAGCATGCAGACCAAGGGCCCCGAGGAGGCGCCTGACTTCTACGCCAACATGGCCGAGGAGCTGGACAACTACGACCTCGACACGCTGGGCATGCGCTACGTCGATCTGCTGGACAAAGACAAGAACGCCCGCGAGGAGCGCGACAAGCAGTACGAAGAGGGCATGAAGCGCACCGGTTTGGGCAAAGATGCCCCCGGCGGCGCCAACTTCTTTGGTGCCAGCCGCGCCGTTCACCCCGTTATGGCCGAGGGATGCGTCGATTTTGCCTCCCGAGCCATCAAAGAGCTGTTCCCACCAGACGGCCCAGTGCGCACCAAGATCATGGGCAAGGTCGATGACCTTAAAACCGAGAAAGCAGAGCGCAAACGGGACTTCCTAAACTGGCAAATCACCGAGCAGATCGAGGAATTCCGCGACGAGCAGGAGCAAATGCTCACCCAACTGCCACTTGGCGGCTCCCAGTTCCTAAAATTGTGGTACGACGAGCAAAAAAAGCGCCCAACAATCGAATTTGTGCCCATTGACCGCATTATTTTGCCGTTTGCGGCCTCAAATTTCTACACGGCGCAGCGCGCAGCCGAAGTTCACGAGATTACTGAGTGGGAATACAAGCGCCGGGTGTCAAACGGTATGTATATGGACAGCGCCCGCATGACTTCTGGCCAAGAACCAGAGCAAACCCGCGTCCAGAAGGCCAACGACAAGATCGAGGGCAAGAAATTCCAAGATAACGACGACGGACTGCGCAAGGTCTACCACATTTACGCCTTTTTGGAGTTTGAGGAAGACAAATACGCCAAAGGCGAGTCCGCGCCCTACATCATGATGGTGGACGAGCAAAGTTCGCAGGTCATTGGCCTCTACCGCAACTGGGAAGAGGGCGACGACACGATGACCAAGCTCGATTGGATCATTGAGTTTAAATTTATCCCATGGCGAGGTGCGTATGCGATTGGCTTACCTCATCTTATCGGTGGCCTGTCTGCCGCTCTTACTGGCGCTTTGCGTGCCCTGCTTGATTCTGCGCACATTAACAATGCCGCGACTATGCTCAAGCTCAAGGGAGCCAAGATTTCCGGCCAGACCCAGCAGATTGAGGTCACTCAGGTAGCGGAGATTGAAGGCGCCCCCGGCGTGGACGACATCCGCAAGATTGCCATGCCCATGCCGTTCAACCCACCCAGCCCCGTGCTCTTTGAGCTGCTGGGCTGGCTGGACAAGGCCGCCAAGGGCGTGGTGACCACATCGGAAGAAAAGATCGCCGATGTCAACTCGCAGGCTCCTGTAGGCACGACGCAGGCCCTGATTGAGCAAGGCGCTGCCGTTTATTCGGCAATCCACGCAAGGTTACACCAGTCGCAAGCCCGCCTGATCAAGGTGCTTTGCCGCCTGAATCGCTGGCACTTTGACGAAATGCGCAAAGGCGAAGTGGTCGAGGACTTGGAGATTGAGCGCGAGGACTTTGAGCGCAACACCGACGTTATCCCGGTGTCCGACCCGCATATCTTCTCCGAGACGCAGCGCATGGCCCAGATGCAGGCCGTATTGCAGCGTTCAGACGCCCACCCCGACCTGTACAACGCCAAGGCCGTGGAAGAGCGCTTTTTAAAGCAGATCAAGATCCCCAACATTAGCGAGCTGCTCAAGGATGTTCCGGCGCCCGAACAGCGCACGCTGGCCGACGAGAACGCTGCCATGTCGCTGGGCCACCCGTCCTACGCCTACATGCAGCAGGACCACATCGCCCACATCCAAGGGCACCTGATGTTTGGCATGGACCCCAACTTTGGCGGCAACCCGTTCATCGCGCCCCAATTCCTGCCCAATGCCATCGAGCACATCAAGCAGCACATGACGCTGTGGTACCTGAACCGCATGAACGGCTACGTGGCCAACCTGCGCGACGGCAAGCCCGTGGACGACTACGACAACCCCAAGCTGACCGGCATCATCGACAAACTGTACGCCACCGTTGGCCAGCACGTTGCCATGGACAGCGAGCAAGTGTTCTCGCAGATCCTGCCCCAGCTCCAGCAGCTTATGCAGGCCCAGCAACAGAGCAAGCAAGCGCCTATGCTGCCGCCGGACGCACAGGTGGTCAAGGACACCAGCATGGCCGAGACCCAGCGCAAAGCCGCTAAGGACACGCAGGACGTCCAACTGGCGCAGGCCAAAATGAAGGACGACCAGATGCGCACTGCGGCTGAAATGCAAGCCAAGACACAGAACGACGAGCGCGAGGCACAGCTCAAGCTGCAACTGGCTGCCATGGACGCGGACACCAAGATCAAGATTGAGAATGCGCGCCTGACGCACCAAACAATCCAGCAGGCAAACGAATTGGCTTTAACGCCGCAACCGGCAGAGATGCCACCAACCGAAGGAGCCCCAAATGGCAACCAGTGATCAAGAACAACGCGGTGAGATGGTCAAGCAGCACAAGCGCATGGCTATGGGCGAAAAGCTCGACGGCAGCAGCATGCAGCCCAAAGGCGGCAGCCAGAGCAAGAGCGCGCCCAAGGGCGGCCTGAGCCACGTTAAAGCCAAGAACAAGTGATTTCTGAACTGATCCACTTGATCAAACAGCGGCAGGCCGAGATACGCCTGTCGCTGGTAGATAACCCTGTGGGGAATTACGAGGCGTACAACCGCCTCGTAGGTGAGTACCAAGGAATCCAATGGGTTTTGGATTCCTTGAACACGAAACTCGCTGAGAACGAATAAGGCCGCGAGGCCCCAAGTGGCGCTGAAATATGCGCTTTTTATGCACTGAAATATGTGCTTTTTCGACAGGAGTGAGTATGAGTGAACGAGAGAAGATCCCTACTATTGAGGGAGCTGCTGGGGTATCTGACCCCGCAGAGTTGGCATGGGCGTTTCCCGAGGTTAACCCGGGTCAGGCACCGTTGGGAGGTCGCGTAATTGTGCAACTGCGACGTATTAAAAAGCGAGCAGGACGCATCATCATCGTTGACGAGACCAAGGAAAACGAGAAGTGGAACAACATGATTGGCCGAGTCGTGGCGCTTGGACCGCTCGCGTATAAAAACCGCGACACCATGCAACCATGGCCAGAAGGCAGTTGGATTGAGGTCGGCGACTTTATCCGCGTCCCACGCTGGGGCGGGGACCGTTGGGAGCGCAATGTGCCCAGCGAAGAGGAGCAAGAGGACCCAGTCCTGTTCATGACCATCAACGACCATGAAGTGATCGCCAAGATCACCGATGACCCGTTGTCGTTCAAAACCTACGTTTAAGGAAATACCATGGCCACAAAACCAGACAAAGAAGAAGAGTTGTACGTTGAAGAAGGCAAGGACGGCACCGCTACGGTGGAGCTGCCTGATAACCTGCTGGCGGACGAGGGCGCAGATGAGCCCAAGCAGCAGGCAAGCGATGACAGCAACGACGAGGACCACCCGGACGACACCGAGGCGGTCCGGGCAGCCCGACGCGCCCGCCGACGGTCCAAAAAGGACCTGATTCGCAAGACCAACGAGGAAAAAGACGTTCGGTTGCAGTCCTTGCAGCGCCAGAACGAGGAGCTGATGACCCGCCTCTCCCGGGTGGAGCAGCGGACCCAGCAGCACGACGTCAGCCGAATTGACAAGGCAATGGAGGACAAACAGGTCCAGCTTGAGTATTACCGCATGAAACTGGCCGAGGCCACCAATTCTGGTGACGGTCAAGAGGCGGTTAAGGCGCAAGAGGCCCTGTACGAGACCAAGCAGGCCATCGACCAGCTTGCCCACCTGAAACGGCAGGCCGACCAGCCGCCGCCACCCCAGCAAAAGCAGATCAACCCCAGTGTCCAGCGCCATGCGTCCAAGTGGATTGAGCGCAACGAATGGTACAAGCCC